GTCTGGAGCGGTTGGCGCTAGAGAGCGCGGCCAGATACGCACGCTTGCTCAGACGCAGAAAAGAGCATCCAGAAGGTTAAAGACCCTGCAAGATAAAGGCGCTGTTGTCACTACAGGCGAGGACGCAGAGCGCCCCGTGCCCACAGCAACAGGGCAAACCATTGCTGACTTTGAAGAGGGTGAAGTGGTTTCGTTTGCAAGAAAGCCAAAGGAAAACAAGCTCAATGAGTTTGAGTCCGAGGAGACAATCGACACCGAGCCTGTGCAGCCTCCACAAAAGACAATAAAGGCCTACAAGCTTTTTAGGATAAAAGGTGGAGACACATCGAAGTTGTATCCTTTGTTTGTTAACGCAAATACTCCTGTGGAAACGGGCCAGTGGATAGCAGCAGAGGTTGGCCCTTTAACGGATAAAGGCAAAGTTAAATCTAAAATAGGTCAGCTTGCGTTTAGACCCGGATGGCACGCAGGAGACTTGCCTCAAGCTACTCACATAGGCGAAGGAGGCACTCCCGGCAAGCCTGAGTTCAGACCTAAAGACCAAGTGTGGGCAGAGGTAGAATTTCCTGCCGACATAAACTGGCAAGAAGAAGCAAACAAAAGAGCAAAAAGAAATAAACAAGGCGAGATAATAGCAAGAACCGCTCAAATTACTGACACAATTCCAGAGGGCGGTTTTTATCGGTACAAAACAAACCCAAACATGACTGGAAACTGGCTCATTGGTGGAGCAATGAAGGTCAATAGGGTTCTTGGAGACTCAGAGGTTGCGGCAATAGACCAAGCCGCTGGTGTATCAGACCTTCCTAGAAAGTTTCCAGATGAAAGCCCTGTGGCGTTTTCTAGGACTCCGCTGTCCCCTATGGGCGAGGCGGAACGCCTTGGTATGACAAATACTGACTTGTTACCAACTAGTGAAGAGTTGGAGCAGATGAAGAACAACACCTACAAGCCTGAGAAGAAAAGAACACTTGCTGAAGCGGCGCAGCTTCTACAGGACAGGTGGGAGGCTGCGACAGGCAGAACAGAGCCTTTTGAGTACACAGAAGAAAACATTGGCATCTTATCTGACATGCTTGCCACTGAGGCAATGGTTGCTCTAGAGAAAGACGGCAACGCTATCGGTTGGTATGACCGAAAGATTAAAGCAGCAAAAGAAGTGATGAAGGCTGTCGAGCCTAGAATAATGCAGTCGCCTGAGGCAGAAGCTGTGTTTGATTTTGTTTTAGCTGTTACATCCAATGGGCAGGCTGTTGTAGATAACTTTTCAATGGCTACGGACATGTTCCGCTTCTACATGGACAAAGGTAGGCTTCCAAAAAACAAAAAAGAATTTAACAAGGGCGGTGAGCGTAACAACGCAATGCTTGAGGCGTTCAACTTCCACAACGCTTACGAAGCAAGCGGTCAGAACATGCGCGTTGCCGACTTCTTAGACGCTGACTTTACAGTTAACGAGCTAAGGGATATGGCTAAGGCGTTCAACAACGAGGTTGGATTTGAGGCCATTAAGGTTCCGGGCGCTGAGGGCGTTGATGTTCAAGTCAAAGGAAGCTACATCCTTGGGCCAAAGATAGGTCAGGGTTTTTACCAGAACATTCGCGGTAATTATGATCCGCTCACTATGGATATTTGGTGGATGCGTATGTGGAACCGCGCTGTGGGACGCCCATTCGCTGCTCCACCAGACTTAGCTAAGGCTCGCGGTGAATTGATCCCAATGATCGACAAGGTTGGCGGTCTTCCGAGGACAATTATAAAAGACGCCTTAGAGGGTTCTGACCAGCCCTACAGCGAGATCGTTAAAGATCCGTACCTGTTTGATGAGTTTATACAGTCTGTAGAGCGCAGGTATCAGCGTTACTTCAAGGACTATAAGAAGGAGCATGGGGTTAACCATGTAAAGCCTGAGATATTCAAGAAGACAGGCACGTTTGTTAAGAACCTGAAAAAGCAACTGCAAGCCACACCTAAAAGCGGATCAGAGCGTCAATACATGCGCGAGGTTACGGCTGCTGCTAGAGAGCGCCTGTCTGAAGCTGGGTATGACATAACCACCGCCGACTTCCAAGCGTTGATGTGGTATCCTGAAAAACAATTATTCAGAGCGTTAGGCGTTCAACCCGGACGGGGATCAGACAACGACTACTTAGACGCTGCTGAAATACTGGCCGAAAAAGAGGGAGTACCCCGTGGACAAGTTGAAAAAGCACTCAGGGACGCAGACAGACAACGAGCCGTCGATAGTCGGTCAGGTGCCAGAAGGCAAGATGGATCTGTTCGTCAAGATGATTCAGGATTCGATGCGGAAGAAAGCCCAGCGTTCAGCAGAAGGCCAGAAAACCTAGCCAAAGAAGTCATCGGTCAAAGTGAAGTTGACCGTGTAGTAGAGGATAACTTACAGGTAGCCGAAAACAGGCCAGTAAGCACAGTTCCTCGCTTCAACCCCGGCGCAGACCCATACGCTCAAGCTGTTGCAGCTAACCCTGACAAAGGTCAGGAAGTTCCAGCGAGCGAAATGCCAGCCTTTTCTAGAGCAAACGCCCCAATAATTAATCCACTAGATCAAGCTGCTTTAGACAATGTGGTCGCAGAGCTACCTACAAACACGCCGGGGCAGACCTACTTAAACGTCTTGGATCAAGGCCCAATAGCACTCAGCCTGACTCGACTCAAACAAAAAGCAGTCAACAAGTACGCACAACTTGAAAATTATCAGGGCGTGCTTGGTAATTTATTAGCTGATTCTTCGTCAATAGCTGCCGCACTCATGGCTGACAGAGCAAACGCCATCACTGCTGCGGCGTTGCAATACGGTGTTCCGGTCTACACAGGCGGCATGACTAAGGTTGTTGACTTTGAACACACCAACAGTCGAGGCGAAACCAAAAAGCTAAGCGGTCTTATTGACCTAATGTCTATGCTGTACACAAAAGAGCATGGATCTTTGGAGCAGTTAGCTCAGGCTTACTCAATAGCTAAAAGGGCTGAGAGGCTAAAAGCGAAGGGCATTGATGTACCCGGAACCCCGGCAGACCACGCGGCAAACATAGCTACAGCCGAGTCATTCTTGGATGAGAACGGCAACTCAATTATCAAGGACTGGTACGACGCTTGGCAGGACTACAACGGTTACACCGTTCAGTTCTTGCAAGACACAGGTGTTGTTGACCCAGAGACTGCTGAGATGTGGCGGGATCAGTCTGACTACATACCGTTTTATCGCCAAGTAGAAGGCGCTGAAACGCCAAATGCGCCGAATATATTCGGAGGATTAACTGGCAGCGCAGACCTAAAAGCCATCAAGGGCAGCAAGAAAGAGATCAACGTGCCCATGTTGGAAGCCATATCAATGAACCTTAATGCGGCCATAAGCATGGGCATGAAGAATGTCGCCCAGCAACGCATTGTCAGGGACATGAGAAATCTTGGTCTTGCAAGAGAAGTTAAGCCGGGGCAAAGAACCACTGGCGAGGCTGTTGTTACGTTCAAGGTAGACGGCAACCGACGCAACTTCATCATTGATGACCCGTTAATATATGAGTCGTTAACTGTTGAACCCGCTGGTGGGTTTGAGCAGCTTATATCTAAGACTGCTGGACTCCCTGCACGATTACTTAGAGAGATGGTTACACGCGAGCCGGGGTTTGTTATCGCAAACATGCTTAGGGACTCTCTGTCTGCGTTTGTAACGTCAGGATCTAAGTTTACGCCCGTCATTGACACTATTTTTGGCTACGCACAAGGCATGGAGAAGCTTGAGCGGACTGGCGTTGTCGGCGGTTATGACTACAAGAACGACCCAGAAAACATTGGCGAGTACGCAGGGAAGATCCTGCAAAAGAGAAACAAGAACGTAAAACAGAAAGACCCTATCTTTAAGTTCTTTATTGGCGCTTGGGATGCTATGGGCCAAGCGACCACAAGGTCTGACGCTGCAACGAGAAACGCGGTCTATAAAGATGTTCTCGCTCGCACGGGCAACGAAGCTGAGGCAAGCTTTCAAGCAATGGAGGTTCTTAACTTCGGGCGTCGAGGTAGCAATGTTGGAATGCGTATAGCTACAGCCACAATTCCATTCTTAAACGCAAGACTTCAAGGATTGGACGTTCTATACCGAGGCCTATCAGGGAAGAGTAGCGCAAACAGAGAGCTTTCTAGGGGTCAAGCAGCTAGGAGTGCGTTTGCAAGAGGCTCACTGATAGCCGCCAGTACAGCTATTTACTACGCAATGTTTAGCGATGATGAGCAGTACAAAGAACAGACAGAAGAAGTAAAAGACAATTACTGGATTATACCTACAGCGTCTGGTGTGCCAGTCCGAGTGCCGATCCCGTTTGAAGTCGGGTTGTTGTTCAAGACTTTGCCAGAGCGCATCATAGACTCATACAACGAAGGCACTACACCTAGAGAAGCCCAGCAATCTGTTCAGCGAGCCGTATTCGGAACACTTGGCATTCAGCCACCGCAAGCGATCACGCCGCTCATAGAAGCTTACATGAACTACGACCTGTACACAGGCCGACCTGTTACGCCAGTGTTCATAGAGGGCAACTTAGATCCACAATTCCAAGAGCTTGCATCCACCAGTGAAATCGCCAAGAACATGTCGAAGGTCGTTGGTATTAGCCCGATAAAAATAGATCACTTAATGAACGGATACGGCGGAACAATCGGCATGTACGCCTTGGGCATTTTTGATTACGCGCTAAGAGACAGCTATGTGCAAGGTGATAACAGGGCTGTTCTTGCGGGTAAAGATGTTTCTCAGTACCCAATTATCAGACGGTTCTTTGGCTCAGAGTTCGGCGGTGGTGCAAAAGAAGACTTCTACGAGATGTGGGACTACATTAAGCGCGTAGAGCAAACAACTAAAAAGCTTTATGAAGACGGCAGGACTGATGAGCTTGAGAGTTATCTCGTTAATAACAGACAGTTCTTGGGGCTGAAGTCTCAATTGCAGCCTACTGCAACGGCGCTATCCGACCTGCGGAATCAAAGAAGGGCGATATTAAAAGCGGATCTAACAGCGGCGCAAAAGCAAGATGCTATAAAGCTGATAAACGAACAAGAGCGTTACTACTTACAAATTGTTCCTCAGCTTGAAAGATACATTCAGCTACCCACCATCACTGAAAAAGTCGCAGACAGGATATCGTCACTTATATAGGCCGCGTCTCGACTTCTGGCGGCTTACGCGAACATTACGCAGCACCTTCAGAGACAGTCCTTCTTCTGTTCGTCGGACAGTAAAGCCCTTGCTAAGAGTCCCATCTCTGTCTGTAACGTAACCAAACGGCACCTTTTCAATCTTGCCGCCACGGGCTAGGAATTCTTCTACGGTTTCTTTATCGTCCATCTAAACCCCCAAGTACTTGTACCACTTGCCTTCACCCTCAACATCAATCAGGCAGTAACGCTGGCGCACGTTATAGATAGTCTGCACTGGCACCCCGACCTCGCCAGCTATGTGCCTTGGCTGAACACCTTTGTTTTGTAACAGCAGTATCCGCATGATCTGAGACTCCTTCACTGGTGGACGCCTGTCTTCGGGTACATTGTTCTTTTTAGGCTTAGGCTTCTTCATGTAAGCCTCTTGCGATCTTATTGCTTGTACGAATTTATTCATTGTCGCTTCCCGTTGTCTTTATCGCTCTTAGGGACTTTGACCGTATTGAATGACAGGTGAATGGTTTTTCCATCGACCACTATGGTGCTTTGTCTCCAACCAATTGGGCGAAAAACATAGTCCTTTGGGACTATAAAAATATCTGATGCACTGCTCATAAATAACCTCCGCAATAGTCCCGCCTTCGGCTCCACCGGACGGGAACGGTGATGGAGGGTGTGATGAATACCCTGAGCCAATTCAAATTCAGTTGTGGCAGATGACCCGATTGGTGGTGACTCGGCTAGTCAACCGCCGCTGCGATCCACACTTCATCGGGCCTCTTTGTATTGCGGGAGATCAAGATCCCATGTTGGAGAGACTGATGCTGCCACTCACCTGCCCTTTTCTCGCAGTTATAAATCCTTAAACCTTTCAATATCGTAGTACACCACTGGCTCCATGTCTTGGTTGTCACTGCGGTCAACGCGCCCACCAAAGCCGACGCCGTTTGGCTTTTCCTTGAAGTTGATCCACCCAGCCTGATCCTTCCATTTCACAATCAATATGCAAGGAACCCCAGTTGCATCGGTCAAAGCCTTAGCCGCCATGACCTTTGATACCGATATCATGTAGGTTTCGTAGACATCCTTCCGTACCTTTCGGCACTTGATCTCAGCGAACAAAACAATATCTGGCCCTCGCCTGAAGCTAATGTCTATTGGGTACTTTGGCGGATTCCTTACCCATTGCATGTTGTGCTTGCTCGCAAACAAGCCAGCAACATGAGACTCGTATTCGATGTCTTCATTGGTTTCGTATGTAGGCCTCATCTTGGCGTTGGGATCTTGAACCCCATCTCCGCTGCGGTATTGATCAAGTTATCTATTAACCGGGCATATGTTGTTACGCTCGTTTCACCGCTACGCTTCACGGCCCTGCGTCTAGGCCCAAACCGAGTCTGCACCTCTTCACTGCCGAATGTTATACACAGCATTTCCTCATGCATCTCATCGGGCGTCATACCGCAATGGTCTGCAAAGCTGTTACACCATTTACGGTAATAGCTTTCCTGATTCCTACTCCTGCTCTTCTGCACAGGCTTTAGCTCAATAACCAAGCCCTTTTTGCACTTCAAGAACAACTCCATGATCTCAGTGCTGCGGTTGGGAACTAGGGCGCATATCGGCCCCAGTATCTCCCCAACACCAGCGCCTTTGATATCAAGACGCATCGACCAAGAACCCTTCATTGTCCACTACAGGCGCTATGACATCCTTATGCGCCTCCACAAGCTTGTCTATTACCTCTTCAACACGATCTAAGGCCTCAGCCAGATCCTCAGCATTACTTTCACGAACCATAGTCTCGCCAAGATGCAGCAGTGCTGACCTGTAGCTGGGGTGCCAGCTTTTAGACCTCCATTCATTGCCTATCCACTTCTGCACTATCCAGTTCAAAGGATCAGAGGTGACCCTTGTTTTTTCATCAATCTTTACCACTATTGGCATCGTTTACTCCTTAAAACGGTATGTCTTCGTCAAAATCAATCGGATCAGCCTGTTGCTGCGGAGACTCTTCCTTGGGCGCTTTATACACCTCGGTTCCAAGCCACTTGTACTCAGCGCCAGTCTGCTTCGCCACTCGGTTCCACATGCCCACATCAATCTTCATCTTGAAATCAGGATCTGGACTGGCCTGATTCTCCTTGTACATTTCCAAGAGAAGTTTTAACTGCTCTGGGGTGATGTAGATGT